GATTTCCAATCCATATCATCACATCGGTCCTTGGGGGGTATTTCTCAGAAACATACGTTTCCGCATGGAAGCGTACTATGGTTGATTACCCATTCAAGATTGACGGTATGAATAGTTATATTAAATATTCTACTGGAAATCCAATGGGGGCATATTCCTCATGGGCCTCATTTGCTTTGGCAAACCATTTCATGGTTTACCAAGCTTGTGAGACCACAGGGGTATGCTGATCAACACTTAAGTATTGTATCCTAGGCGATGATATCGTCATTGGAAACAAACTTGTTGCTGAAGAATACATCCGTCTACTAACCGCTGAATTAGGGGTTGAGGTAAGTGAGTCGAAAACTCATATATCTCTAACCTTTATGGAATTTGCTAAAAGATTAGCTATTCCTAACGGCGAAGTTACTCCATTTCCTATCTCTGCACTGAAGGAGACTAGTAAGAGATATTATCTCTTAGTTAGTCTACTACTTCAAGAACAGAGAAAAGGATGAGTACCAGTGGATGGAATCCCCCCTGCTATAGAAAAGTTCTACACACATGTAAAACCAATCCGAAGAAAACTTCGGAATAGGTTAGTCAGGTATGCAGAAGCTACAGAGCTTGTAATTAAATTCACAAGACAGTCTATCTCGGCTACCGATGCAATAAATATCATCGGTAGGCAAGTAAGGCCTGATTGGTCTGAAATACATGATGAAGATACTGCCAGAGGCGTTATCTTCTCTGTATTTCAAGATCAACTCTATAGTTCAGCACGTAAATTAATATTTAATCCAGAACCAATTGGGAATGATCCCAAAATGGCCTGAGATGAAATATGAAATTTATGTGATGAATTATCTATAACAGGAAAGTACGCTCGCTTGCAGCCAAGATTTTTTATCCCTCTTCACAATGTGATAGAGAAGATGAAAGTCTTAGCTTCAAGGGAGTCCAGCAGAATGATGAAACTAGATCCAAAGACTACAAATGACTGACTTAAAATTAAGTCGGTTACTGTACCGACTAATGATAAGTCTTTCACTATGAAGTCAATGAATCTAAGGACATTAGCTGCTGCCAAAGTTGGTAGAAACCTAATCAAGAAATTAGAATCCTATTCTCCCTCCGATGATAATGATCATCAAAAGGAAGAGAGGGTTCTAAGTCCTCTTGAGAAGTTATTGAAGTCACAAGGTATTCCCCTACCAGATTTTCCGATTTTCAATACGGAATGATCTGGTGGAGGGGAAGACGATGATGACGACGATGA